CAACAAGAGCATTACGGAAACTATTAAAATCCCTGTCAATATATCTTATGTCTCTTTTTAAATCAGCCATTATTGTAGTAATATATCTATTGTATCTTCAATTCCAAATAAAACTATTTCATAAGTTAATAAAAAATTTATAGTATTATCGTCTGGTTGAGGATCAAATTTTAATTCTTTTATTGAAATCTCAGGAAATGTAAGTGCAATGTAAGATTCTATCGTAGATTGTAAAGTATCTAAGGTAAAATTGTTTACATTTTCAAACAATAATGCTCTTAAATCAGCACCAAAATTAGGATTAAATACTCTTTCTCCTTTATTAGTTAAAAGATAATTAATTAAATTAGCCCTAATTTGATCTCTAGTTTGATAAGTAGGCACAAATACAGCATCCCCATTTAATGGAAAACCAAATCCTACTGCTTTTCTAGCATTAGAATCAATAGGGTATTTATTTTGTATAATTTGTGCCATTTATTTTATTTTTTATTCATTAAACCTACAATCATACTCATATCAACTTCTCCTGATGGGAGAGTACCATTTGCGGGGTCATAACCTGCTTGGGGTTTAAAGGATTGAACATTTGAAGAGTTAAAATTCATTGTGGTTTCACCTAAGGCTTGTTCATATAATAATCTTTTCTGTTCAGCAGTCATTGAAGATTGGGGTGGAACCTTTGTTGTAGATGGTTCTGATTTAATTGATTCTTGCATAACTGCTACAGGTGATGATTTAGGAGTACGAACTGCTTCCAAAAGAATATCTTTTAATTCCTCCTGGATTGCTTCTTTTACAGATTCTTTAATCATTTTTTTTAATTCTGTAGATTTCATTTTTGTTATAAATATTAAAATTAGTAGTTTTTTATAATAAATTATTATTTTTTATTTTGAAGAATAAAATAATTATCAATATTAAATTTTACCTCTGAAATTAAAACTTCTACTGATGATGAAAATGAATATTTACTTGATGTATTTATTTTCCCTGAACCTTGGTCAGGGGGTGCAGAATATAAAATAACCCCTTTAGTATTATATGCTTTTATCCTTCTAGCAGGAAAACTAAAAGTATTATTAGGATCAAATTCAATTATTAATCTAAATCCTCTATAAAATAAAGGATTATTAGAATTAGGATCTAATTGGTCTAACAATGCTTGGTTAGCTGCTCCATTAGCATTAGAATTAGGTGAAGTTACTGCTAATGATTGTTGGATACCATTAGCTACATTTGATAAAGTAGCATTAATATCAGATTGTTGAACTCCTTCATCCCCATTCCCATCAATATAATATTGATTAATAAAATCTCCTGTAAGAATTCCATTAGGGTTACCAACCATTCCAAATAAAGAATTTGGGGGTATAGGGTTTTGTTGAGATGTTTGGTTCCAATTAGTACCATCCCATTGGTAAGTAAGACCATTTTTAGGTAAAGATAATAATAATCTTATAAAAGCTATAATTTTAATTGTCTTATCAAAAATAGGATCAAATGTGATAAATTTTTGAGTAATTGGGAGTAAAAGAGTATTTATTTGGTTGGTAGCTCCTGGAATAGTTCCTAAAGGACCATCAGATTTGTCTAATAAAATTTTTAAACCATTTAAAGTATCTGAATAATTAATAATAACATTAATAGGAATACCTGTACCTGGGGGGACTGAGGTTGGGAGGGGTAGTGCTTTTATTGTGTTTATTGCTGTTCTTAATCCTGTTAAAGCACTACTAAGAGTGCTAGAAAGTGTTTCTAATTTATTAAGAGGTGCTGTAATTGTACTTAACGCTCCTTGTAAAGCATTTTTTTGAGATATTACAACATTAAGATTATTTTCAATTGTATATAAAGTATTATTAATTTGTGCTTTTTGGGAAGATGGAATTTTTGGTGTAGAATTAACAGTCTCAGGGGACATTAAATCTTCAGGTAAATCTCCTCCTTCTAAAGTTCCCCTAGTATCAAAAGGTAACAAAATATTTGTTCCTTCAACATCGGTTGTAATGCTATCAATTAATCTTTCCTTTAAAGAATCTAAAGCAAGATCCATTTTAATACTACTTTTAGCAGCACCCGTTAAACTTTTTACTATGAGTTTATCAAAAGCCATTATTTAGTTTTACTTACTTTAGATTTATATGTTTGGATCTTATTAAGCATTTCAGTTGCAGTTTGGGTTACATTAACTGCTGGGACCGGGATTGCTGCATGGGGTACGAAGGGTACAGGAGTACCTACAGGTACCTGTAAAGCTGTTCCAAGAGCAATAAGTTGAGTAAGTAATTTACTCATGTCATTTAAAAATTTATTCCCCAATATAACAGGTTCAGATGCATTTTTATCACCTAAATATACTTCATTAGATTGAAGAATTGTTTTTGGGGCATCAATATTAACACTAGTTATAGCGTTTAAATTAATACTATCTTTTGAACTAAATAAAATTGAATCTTCTTTTGTATTAAATACTAAACGACCAGAATTTAAAATAATCTGCTCACCTTCATACTTGTCAGGAGTTGAGGGTGCCGAAGAGTATGATTTATATGATTTACTGGAGGCTTCAATAGGAATGTTTTGGGTAGAGGTCATATAAATAGCACTACCTTCTTTATTAATATCTTCTACTTGAGGAACCCATGGATCTTTACCATCATCATATTGAGAATTTCTTAAAATTGTAATAGGGTCTCCATCTGTTCCTGTTTTAGACCAAGGATTAAGAATACTTGAATTTTTTATAGTAGAACCAAATCTTAAACCTTGCCCCCATCTACCTTCATATATTATATCTCCTTCATAAGGTTGGAGAGTTTTTATATTTAAATTTTCTGTAAAGGTTCTTCCTAAATCAATTTCAGTACCTCCATCTGTTACTCTTCTTACAACACCTGCAGAAGTTTCAATATAATCTTGTTGTTGGGAATTTGGAACTAATGGGGTGTTTGTTGGGTCTGGGATAGCATTATGGTGATTATTGCTCCATAAATTTACAGGTTGGAAATAATAAAATCTTTGACTACTAACGGCTCCTTGTATTTTAGGAGTAGGTAAAGATATTATATAAACAATTTCATTTTTTAAAGGATAAATTTTTTGATTAGGAAATAATGGGTAAGCTTTATCAGCTGAATATGGGTTTTTGGATGAATTAGAATTACCTATTAAACTAAAAAAGATAGTCCCAATTCCGGACCATTCTCCAGTGGATTTAAAAATTTCAGGATTAGAAGTATCATCTAAAATAATTTCTCTTACCCTAGCGGCAAATATTCCTCCTTGTGGGGATTGGGTAGAATTTGTTGATGAAAATGCACCTGTTACTCTTTTAGCCATTATTTATTCTCTTTACCTTTTTTATCTTGTAAATCTTCCATTGCCTCAAGTAATTGTGCTTTTTCTTCATCAGAAATACCAAAACTACCATCCTCTTTTTGACCAGCTTGTAAAGCACGTTGAATAATTGTAGCCATTTTGATGAGTTGTTCATCATTTTTAATCCCAATTTCCATATATTCTTTAATCAAAGGAACAATAAGGGTAGCATCTCCAATTTCGTTAATTAGAGGTTTTAATTCTGAAATTAGGGCTGTTACTTGGGTTTCTTTTTTCTTTTGATTATTATAAATCTCCTCTAAAATATCGGAAAATCGTTTTTTACCAAATATTACTGAATCTAACTGTCCCATAGTTTTATTTATAAATATGTTTAAATAAAATCTTTAGGAGGGAAACTTCCCATGTTCTAAATAATATAAATATTTTTCTTTGAAAATACCATATAATATGTTTGCGATTTTAGTGATTTTAGGAGTTTTAACATCTACCTGTTCACGAATATAAATGTAAAGAGCTTTTTTATTAAATATATCAATTGCATCTCTTTTTCTGAATAATTCTAAGATAGCGTCTGCAATTTGAGCATCATATTCTTTATTGAAGATTTTAAAAATATGTTCGGTACAATAATCAACATATTGATCCATAAACCAAGATAATTTATCCTGGTGTTTATAACCTTTCATCCCTAATTCATCATCATCAAGATAATCCTCAGTTTCTACAATATTACTTATTTCATTATCCATTCTTTTTGAGGTAATAAAACCTGGATCTGAGGTATCTAGATTAGAGTAATTAGAAAGATCTGTAATAGGGATATTATTTATTTTATTTTTATAATTTTTTTGATTATAAACTATTAACCATCTTTTCACAATAGTACCAAAATAAGAATAAGCTTTAGCCCCATTATCAGGATTAAAGAGATGTATTTTTGAAAGTAAAAAAGTCATAATCTCATGTTGTAGATCTTCTAAATTTTCTACTTCAGTATAGTAAAATTTAAAAGTATGGATTATGTTTTCAGTTAATTTATAGAAAGGCCAATGAATATATTCTTGGTAAATATTACTTCTTTCATCAAAATCTTTTGAATTATTATATCTTACAATTGCTGCCTCTGTTTCTTTAGTAAAATATCTTCTACTTTGGGGTTGTTTTTTTTTATCTCTTATTATATGGTCCATGAAAATTTATTAGGATTTTTTCAATTTAAAGTCATTTAAAATGTCTTGAATTTTTTTAATTTGCTCAAAGAAAAAACCTACTTCATCATCTGACCTGAATGATCCTTTATAATCAATCTTTTTTAACTTTTCATCTGAAATTTCTATAATTTTTGAAATTTTTTCCAAATAAATAAGATAACCTACTACGATATCCTCGGCTCTTTCATTTTTACGTAATAGGTTAATGGTCGTAAATCCTAGGATCACGACCAAAACTGAGAGAATTGTAATTATTATTGTAGTAATCATAAATTATCTAACATATTTTTTAATCCTTCACTTTTTATTGAACCCAATGCTTTGGATTTTGTTGAAGATGAAGATTTAGGTTTAATATTAGAGTCTAATGTAAAATTCTTTCCCCCATTATCCAAATTATTTTTTTCTCCTCTTAACTTAGGTAACCATTCACGTTCAAACTCAATACGAGCTGCCATTAAATCTGCCTGATGTATGATAAATGGTAGTGAAGTTCTTGGTTTCTGTTCTGGCATATAAGAAAATAAATATTTTTTATTTGCCTCATCATATAACCCATCATGGGTTTGAATTGCTAACATTTCATTAAATGTATATTGTACACCATGGGATTGAAGTAGGAATAAACCTCTATCTGGAACTGAAGCAAATGGTACTTTAGTATTAAACATATAATCTTCACCTAATTTCTCCTTTCTCCATTTATCAGTCTGGGGAATATATGATTCATTTTCTTCATCACCCATCTTACCTAGATCATGATTTAGAGCAGAGAATACAAGTTCTTCTATAGTATAGGTACTAGTATCAACACCTTCACTATCCCAAAGATCATGTTGTTTTAAAGCACAACGAATAACTCTATTCACATGCTCAACATAACCTCCAGGAAATGCATTGTGATATTCTTTTTTATGGGCGGCTGGCATTAACATAATACGTTCTTGATATTTGTTATAAAAATCAAGTAATTTTTGTTTCCTCTCCCCAGTAATATAGGTTTCAATGTAGGAGATAAATGTACCCCAATTTTCTTGGATTTGTTCTGCTTTTAAATTCATAACTTTTATTTTTTAATTATTAACCATTTCTAAGAGGATCTAAATTTCTCTCTATTAAGGATTTAAGATTATCTAATATTTCTTCCATTTGATTAAGTTCATCCTTAAAGTCTTGAACACTTGATTGACGATTCAATAAATGTTTTAAGATTTTAATTTTACCTTCGATTTGATCGAAACGTTTATCTATTAACTGTTGATTACGCATATATTTATATTTAATGTTTTAATCT